CGCAGGTCTCGTGCCTACACGTCAGTTGACAGAAGTTATCAACGGACTTGCTAACAACACACGATCAGCAATTGACGCAATCAGCCGTGGCGTTTTGCCTGATGCTGGTATGTCATTTGAAATTCCAAAGATCACAACAATGCCAACAGTTGCTGAAACAGCAGAAGCAGGCACACCAAGCGAAACAGATCAGGCTTCAAGTTTCTTGTCAGTTACAGTCAAAAAGTATGCTGGACAGCAAACATTTAGCGTTGAATTGCTAGATCGCACATCACCACTATTTTTCAACGAGTTGCTTAACAACATGTCAGCAGCTTATGCAAAGGCAACCGACCTTGCTGTTTACACAGCACTGGCATCTGGTGCAACAGCTGATGCAACAACACTGACAACATACCCAACAGCTTCAGAGTTGCTTGGCTTTGTGTCACGCGGTGCTGCATCTGTTTACTCAAACACACAAGGTTTTGCTCGCAACATCTTGGCAAACACAAGCCAGTGGGCAAACCTAATGACACTTAACGACTCAGGTCGTCCAATTTACATGGCTGCACAGCCAAGCAACGCAGGCGGCGCAGTACGTCCAGACTCAATCCGCGGCAACGTCGCAGGTCTTGATCTATACGTCACAGCAAACGTACCGTCAGCAAATGACACTGACAAAGATGACTCAATGCTAATCATCAACCCAAGTGCTTATACATGGTACGAGTCACCAACATACCGCTTGCGTGCAGACGTAATCGCGTCAGGTCAAATTGCAGTTTCAGTTTATGGATACGGCGCAATTGCAACCAAGATCGGTGCAGGCGCGTTTGGTATCAACAAGACCTGATAACTAGCCATTAACTAATCATGCGGCGGGTTCTCCCGATCTCGCCGCAGCAGTCGAAAGGAAACGGACATGCCAGCCATTGTTACAGCAAGTCAATTGCGCACGGTGCTTGGCGTGTCCGTTTCACTTTACAGCGACAGTTATTTAGACGAGATCATCAACACCAGCGAGGACGTCATTTTGCCAATGCTGGTTGCAAATGTTTCGGGAATTGATGCGTACAAACTCAAAGACAATGTTGCAACATTTTTTACAATCCGCGAACATTATTTTGTAGCGGGTCAATCAGTAATCGTGACGGGCTTGCCTGCACCATTTAGCGCGACTTTTACGGTTGTTGACAGTGCGCCTTATTACTTTACAGCTGCGCTTACAAATGCAGACGTCACATTGCGCCCAATCGTGCCAAACGGCAAAGCAACATTGTCTGGTTACTCAGCTGCTCAAATTTATGCCAGCACACCAGCAATTGAGTCAGCAATTTTGGCTGTTAGCGTTGAGGTGTTCCAATCACGCGTTGCAGCTGGTGGACAGATCGAGGGCGTGGACTTTACAAGCTCGCCATACCGTATGGGTCGCAGCTTGACCAACCGTGTCAGCACATTGCTGATGCCTTATTTGGACGCTGAGACAGTGGTTCAATAAATGCCAGCAAACTCAATTGCCGAAACACGATCAGCTCTAGCAAACGCCTTTAGCGCGCTATCTGCAAACGTGTATCCAAGCGTGCCTGAGTCACCAATTCCGCCAGCCATTGTTGTTGTACCTGACAGCCCATACATGGAAGTCGTGTTAATTGGCAAGGCAAAAACACAGGTCAAACTTAATTTTGCAATTACAGCAATTGTCGCGAGCAACAGCAATGCTGGGTCACTAGACAATTTGGAACAGCTCATAATCGGAATTCTTGCTGCAATGCCAGCAGGATACGTCGTTGGCGTTATTGAAAAGCCGACAGTTTTGGAAGTAGGACAAAGTCCAATGCTGGTGGCTGACATAAACGTTTCGACTTATTACACACAAACTACATAGGAGACAAAATGCCAACGACAATCATCACTGGTCGCGATTTAGTCGTGACCATTGCAACCATTAACTATGACGCACAGGCGACCAGCGCAACTCTTGCGAACAGCCCAACCGTCGAGACATACCAAACACTGGACGGCAAGGCTTACAAGCATATTGACGATCAGTGGACTTTTGACATTTCAATGCTTGCTGACTGGGGCGCATCAGGTTCTCTTTGCGAAGCATTGTGGACAGCTTGCGAAACAGCACCAAACACAACGCTGGCAGTTTCAATGACAGCGGTTACAGGCGCAGTTTTTGCATTTAACGTAATGCCAGTGTTTCCAAGCGTCGGCGGTGCTGCACCAGATGCACAGACCGTTGACCTATCATTTGTCGTAGTGGGAACACCTACTGAGACATTTAGCTAAAAACTACTAATCGGGAGACAAAATGAAACTACCAATCACAATTGAATACACAAACGGCGATCAGATCACTTACACAGCTGCACCGCCAGAGTGGGTCAAATGGGAAAAGCACACAGGTCACACAATTGCTCAGGCACAGGAAAAGATCGGCATTTCCGATTTAGTATTTCTTGCCTATCACGCTATGAAGCGTGAAGCAGCTGGAAAGCCTGTCAAGCCGATCGACATTTGGACAGAAGGTATTGCTGAGGTAATCGTAGGTGAGGCAAACCCAAAAGCTACGCCGTCGGAAGCCTTAGCAGAATAGTTTGGGAGGTAGCTCTGGCAACAGGGCTACACCCAGATGTTTTTGAGACAGCCGAGGACATACTCACCGTTTTAGAGATTTTGGAAAGGCGCGCAAATGGCTAAAGACGCAATTGCTTATGACAAGGCTGAGCTGCGCGCAATTCTCAAATCTTTTAAGGCAATGGACGCTGAGGCAACCGATCAAGCCAAAGAGGTTTCGTCTGAGCTTGCAGAATTTGTTAAGCAACGAGTAAGTGCCGCAGCTGGTCAACGCCCCAATCGGGTGTCAAAGATTATTGCTGACGGGGCAACCGTTAAGAAATCATCAAAAATTGGTGAAATTAGTTACGGTTTTGCGCGTCAGAAATTAAGCGGTGGCGGTACGACCCAACAACTTTGGGGCGGTTACGAGTTTGGTTCAAACAAATACAAGCAGTTTCCAGTTTGGTCAGGTCGTGAAGGTCGCGGGTCACGCGGTTGGTTTATCTATCCAACGCTAAGAAGCGTCCAGCCTGACATTGTGAAAAAATGGGAACAAGGTTTGTCCAAGATCATTAAGAAGTACACGTAATGGCAGAGAAAAGCCGTACCTTAAAGCTCTCCATACTTGGAGATGTCAGCGACCTTAACAAATCACTTAAAACCGCAGGCGGTGACGTTGATTCATTTGGTGACAAGATCGGCAAAGCTGGTGCAAAAATTGGCAAAGCATTTGCCGCCGCTGCCGCCGCTGCTGGTGCTGCCGCTATTGCCATTGGTATCGAGGGCGTCAAAGCTGCGATCGCCGACGAAAAGGCACAGACACAATTAGCACTGGCGTTGGAAAATGCAACAGGCGCAACGCAGGCACAAATTAAAGCAACCGAGCAATCAATTTTGCAAATGTCTTTGGCAACAGGTGTGGCAGATGATGACCTGCGCCCAGCATTAGGACGCTTGGTTAGATCGACGGGCGACACTGAAAAGGCGCAACAATTACTGGCGCAAGCCTTAGACATAAGCACCGCAACAGGCAAGCCACTTGAAACAGTTGCAAACGCGTTGGGTAGAGCCTACGACGGCAATACAACAGCTCTTGGCAAACTGGGCATTGGTTTATCTGCTGCTGAGTTAAAGACAATGAGTTTTGAGCAGGTACAAAGCAGGCTAAGCGATCTATTTGGCGGCGCGGCAGCTGCAAACGCAAATACTTATGCTGGACAGATAGCACGTGTCCAGGTGGCATTTGATGAGGCAAAAGAAACTCTTGGTACAGCCTTGCTGCCTATTCTTGGGAAATTACTTGATTTCATTAACCAAAACGCATTGCCAGCAATTAACGCTTTCAGCGGTGCGTTTAGCCTGACAAAAGGCGACGGGTTTGGCAAGGTCATTACCGACGTTGCAAAGGTTATCAAAGATGTTGCAACGCCTATTTTTGAGGCAATGCGTGTGCAGTTTGGCAAGGTCAAAGATGTTATCGTGGACAACAAAGAAAACCTAGAAGCATTGTTCGAGGTTGTGAAATACGTAGCACCGATCATTGGCAAGATACTTGGTGCAGCCGTTAGCGTTATCGGCGACATTGCTACGGTTGTCCTAACAATCATTAGCAAGGTACTGGGTGCGATTAAGCCATTGTTAAACACTGCAATTGACGGCATCAACTTAATTATCAAAGGCTACAACGCAATACAATTTGGTAAAGATGTTCCTGCAATACCAAAAATAGGTGCTACATCAGGAACATCAGGTTCGGCAGGTTTTAGCGGCACAATGCCTGGTGGACAAAGTTTTAGCACATCAAGCGGTTTGACAACTGCGTCAAGCGGCGGCGTGGCAACGGCTGCAAAGGTTGCTGCTACAACCAGCGCGGCGGCGTCAAAAGTAGCTGCATCAAATGCAGGTGCAAGATCATCAATGACAAGTGCATCAGCTGGAACGACGATCAATCTAAGCGTTAACGGGGCGATCGACAAAGAGGGCACAGCACGTACAATCGTGGAGACTCTTAACAATTCATTTTATCGCGGCACAGGCGGCGCGTCAGCCTTTGTGACAGCCTGATGACACAGTGGGCACCAGTTTGGCTGGTAGAGATCGACGGCGTTGCTTACACAGACGCAGTATTGGCAAACCTGACAATCAGCTCAGGTCGCACAAACATTTACGAGCAGGCACAGGCAGGCTATGTCAATTTGCAGCTGCTAGATGTCAACCAAGCCACAATACCTGTCAGCATCAATAGCAGCATTTCAGTCCAGGTGCAGGACACATCAGCTACATACGTCCCGATCTTTGGTGGCACAGTCGTTGACATTGGTCTTGAGGTGCGCGACGTGGGAAGCACAATGTTTACCCAGACTTACAGCATCACAGCACTTGGCGCGTTGTCTCGTTTGCCAAAAGCACTGACAAACGGTGTGCTATCTAAGGATTTTGACGGCGATCAGATTTACACGATTTTGTCTGACTTATTGCTTAACACCTGGGCAGAAGTGCCAGCAGCCGAAACATGGGCAGATTATGACCCAACAACAACATGGGCAACAGCAGAAAACGTTGGCTTAGGCGAGATCGATCGCCCAGGCGATTATGAATTAGCGTTACGCCACAGTAACCGAACAGATGTTTACAGCCTTGTTTCAGCATTGGCAACTTCTGGTCTTGGCTACATTTACGAGGACGCGTTTGGTCGTATCTCATACGCTGATGCCACACACCGTAGCCAATACTTATCAAACAATGGCTATGTGCAGCTAACAGCTAATCAGGCGCGTGCAGCTGGTTTGCGCGTTGAAACCAGAGCAGGCGACGTGCGAAACAATGTCACAATTAAATACGGCGCAACCAGTAGCGCAGAGCAAAGCGCAAGCGACGCGGACTCAATTTTGGAATACGGCACGCTTTCGCAAATCATCACGACAACTTTGCATGACTCAGCTGATGCAACCCAGCAAGCCAATTTCTACCTTGCATTGCGTAAAACACCGCAGGCAATCTTTAGTGAGATCACGTTTGACCTGACAAACCCAGAGCTAGACGACAGCGACCGTGACAACCTCATTGGCGTGTTTATGGGTGAGGCATTGGCAATCAATGACCTGCCAGCAAACATGGGCGGTATCTTTCAGGGCTTTGTTGAGGGCTGGTCATTTCAGGCGTCGTACAACCAACTCTCGATCACTCTTAACATTTCACCAGTGGCTTACTCATTGCAGGCTTTGCAATGGGACGAAATCTCAGCTGCATTTACTTGGTCGGGCGTGTCGCCAACACTCGACTGGGCGCGTGCGACAATAGTGGTCTGATAAGGAGACAACATGACAAACCCGACAAGTAATTATTCGTTTCAA